GGATGTCCGGCCTATCACCTCTTCGTCTTCGGCGAAGCCTTCGGGGCGATGAAACGCCGACATATCTTGACCCGGCACCCTCACGGTGGTTGTGCCTTGATCTGTTTCTCTCGTCTCAACCCTCGGCTTTGACAAATACCCATAGGCGAGGCGGTAAAGCTGCTCATCTTCTGGCGACGCGTCACCGGAAGCCATCTTCGGACTAAGGTTCAAAAGCGTATTCATAGACTGCGCTGTCATGCTTGTCCCAGCAAACGGGCCTGACCCTTGAGCCTTCTGCGCTTTGATTTGCAAGTCAGCAGTCTTGTACGCACGCTCAAACTTGGCCTGCTCCGCTGCCGCCTCAGCTTGCTTCGCCTGCGTAAACGCCTTTAAGCCAGCCGCGCCCATACGCGCTAGCCCCTGACCTATTGAGGTGGGCTGAAGCTGAGGGCCAGCGTAGTCAAGTCCGGTCAGCGCTGCCGCCGCCAGACCCTGACCCGTCGGTGATGTCAGCGGCTGACGGAAGGCGTCGCCGATAGTTTGCATCGGGCGGGGTGCTGGTGGCGCAAGGCGTGGGCCGGGTGGGATCATCGAGCCACGCATAGCAGCCGCCTCAAGTGGCATGATCGGGCCAGCCGCCGCACGCTGTTGTGACCTTGCGGCGGAAAGCTGTGAAGGCGACAGAGCCATCGGCGGCACAGCGCCAGACGGCGTCGTGTACTGCGGGATGCGTGCCGCTGTGGCGGTTGGCTGCGGGAAGCCCTGAAGCAGCAGTTGGTTCGCTCGCTGCGGGGACATAAACCCAAGCTGTACAGGCCGTGTCATTCTGTTTGCCATATCTTACCCCAACAATCCTGCGAGTGCGCCTAAGCCAGCGCCAACGCCGCCACCCATCCCCGGTATCATTCCGGCAAGCTGCGCGCCGCCCATTGCGCCAGAAAGCGCCGAAAGCGCAGGCTGACGGAATACTGGCTGCATCGTCTGGCCGCCAACCGTGCCGCCCGCCACCGTTGCCATATAGTCCGCCAGAGCCGCGCGCGGTGCCTCCTGCTCGAACTGGAAGCGCTGCATATTGGACGCAAGTTCTGCCTGATCCTGCGCCTCGCGTGCTGCGCCGACCTGCGCCAGCGTCTGAAGGTCAGCCTGACCAAACTGCCGTGCGCCGGGTGCCTGTGCGATTGCGGCTTGCTGCGCCTGATACGCCATCGGCGCAAGTGCTTGGGTCATTGCAGCCTGCTGGTAGCCTGAGCCGTAGCGCCCAGCCTTTGATGCCTCGGCCTGCACCGCCTCAATGGCTGGCCTGAACGCCGCCGCCATCAGTGGGTTTGTGCCGGTCAGGTTCTGCATCACTACGTCCTGAACCGCGCCGATAAAGGGCGAGCCGGTGATTGCCTGCTGTCGCAAGCCGCCCAGTGCCATCTCGCTCTCTGGCGAGAAGCCAACCGTTGTCGCACCGGGGTAGAACTGCTGCGGCGAGCCGTACATCTCTTTGGCCTCAGAAAGGCCAAACTCCAGAAACGGCTTCGCGTACTCTGGCGGCTCCGTCTGGCTCATCACCGTCCTTGTCGTGCTTCCGCCTTTACTCATCACTAAAATCCTTCATCAGTACCACCGCGCTTTCGCGGTAATCTTTTAATGTGCGAGACCAACCCCTACGCCCGATGATCTCCATCCCGTCGCACCCTTGCGTCTTGGCCCACGCACTGAGTGCAACCTCCGCTTGCATTAATTCGTCTAAGTCGCCGCCCGCAAGCCAAATCCGGCACATCGCCTTCTGCGGGTAGTCGACTATCTCAGTCACTATAGCAGACCTTGACAGAGGAAAGAACTGGGCTTTCCCCTCGGCTATAGCGACGGCCACGTCGTCTATAGTGTGCGACCCGCCAGCGTACTCCAGCGCGTCCTCAATGTAGCGCTTGCAGCGCTGCCAGTGTTCACTCATCCTGTATTCACCCGACAATAAGGTAGGCGAACTCCTGTGTGTGGCCGTGGTTCTTGTGTCCAATCTTCATCGTCCCGTCAGTGCTGGTCGATTTGATGTACGGCTGATGATGCTCAGGCGATCCGTTGATCGCCGTAAAAAACACCACGCTTTCCTTTGAGAAGCGCGGGTCTGTCTTTGTTGTCTCGGTAACGCTGGCAGACAGCGTCACATAATCCCAGCTATTCAGCCCGCCATTGATCGTGCGGTTAAGTAGTTCGGCGATCTCCCGCGTTGTCGCGAGGATCGGGTTGAGGATGCGGAAGTTACTGACGCGCGTCGTCATCGCCTGCCCACCTGCCTCGCCTCGACGTCCATACCCTGCGCGAATGACCACTGCCCGCTCAGGTTCATGCGCGCGCGGTGATACCGGCCCTGCGCCCTGAACGGCGCGAAGCCGTCAGTGTTTGGCGACTGCGCCGTCGTGAATGTCGTTGTGTCGGAGTGCAGCCCGCGCGTGCCGATCTGCATCGTGACGCTGCCGCCCTCGTGATACGGATAGACGCGCGTGATCATATTAAACTTGCCAGTCGCCAGCCCTGCCTCAGCCGTCTCAATGGTTGCGGCGAGCGGGTCGCCGGTGAAGGTGTGTATTTTGTTTCCGACTGCGCCGCCGAAGATGAACTGCCCTCCCTTGTACAGCGCACTGTCAAGCGACGCAGGCAGCGCGTCGATGCTGGTGTTGATCGTGTCTAGCTGCTCCAGCGTGTAGGCTGGCGTAAACATCGGCGCAATCAGACCGGCCTGCACGTTGGCGGTAGACCAGCGCCCGATTGCGTAGTTGTAGATCAGCAGCTTGTCGGGCTTGGCGTCGGTGCTATTGTTTGACACATAGGACCAGACCGCGATCTGGTTCTGCGGGTCGACGCTTGATGTCATCCGGTCCTTGTGCGCGATATTGAAGTCGTCGAAGAAGAACTTGTCCACCTTCTCGGCCCCGATGTTCTGAGACCGCTGGCCGTCGAACGCATAGAAGCCATCGTCCGACAGATAGAAGACAGTGTGGCCAATGTTGCAGATCGACCCCGGCACCTGACAGCCGCGCGCAGTCTCGACCTTGTCGAACTGAAAGATCAGCGGCGGGCCGGAGTAGGTGGCGCGGACAATCGCGCGCTCCATCAGGATCGTGCAGTATTCACCGCCGACCATCCCGGTAATGTTGCCAGCGTCAGGTATGTCTTGGAAGTCGGACTGCTCGGTGCCAGCGGTCCAGCTTGTGATGTCGTTGAAGCCCGACCACTGCACGCGGTACGGCAGGCGGTTGCCCGACCCATCCTCGACGTTGCCCAGCCACACGAAATCGCGCACCACCGCAATGAAGTCAGCGTCCGGCGGTGAGCCAGCCAGATCGGCGAAGAGGCTGCTGGTGCCAAGCGTGTAGCGCTGTGGCGGCACACCAATGCCGCCGACTGCGATCACGTCAGTGCCAAACTGCACGAACCGCCACCGCTCTTCCGGCGCAGTCAATGTGTAGTTGCCGGACTTCGAGATATTGTCGAGGCCGCTATCACTGCTGTCGAATTGATACAGCTTTGTGGTGTCGCCCGCAAACAGCTTGACGTTGCCGGTGTTGTCCTTAGCCGCAAACACGCCATTTATGTCTGCGTCTGCCGCGCCGGAGTACGCAACGAACTCAGGCAGGCTGCGATAACCGCCAGCCGCAGGGATGACGTTCTCGGCTTTTGTGACGCCGGGGTTCGAGTAATCGGGCTGATCAGGCAGCCAAGGGCCAAATTCTATCATTGCTGGTGCCAAACCTCGCTGCCTACAGATACTTGCGACCAGACCTCAGAGCCTGCCGCAATATCTGTCCAAGTCTCTGTGCCGTCGGCGACTTCTGACCAGTCCTCGCCCAGCACCTTGCCGCGCATTGTAGCAGACATTGATGCGTCAGCGGAACCGGACATGACGAAAACGCCCACAGAAGCGCCTGTGGCGTCCATAGACACGCTTGCGCTACCTGTATCGAAGAAGACGGCGAGACACGCGCCAGTGACCGTCACAGAGGCGCTGGCGGCACCGTCAAAGCCGCGTATGCGGTCGCTGTCGGATGCCACCGTAATCGCGACGCTTGCAGCGCCATCCATCCGCGCGATAAACGCTGCGGTGGCGGCAACAGACGCAGCGCCGGTGACTGATGCGTCGAACGGCCTGACGCGCCCAAAGGCTGCGGCGGTGGTGGCGGCAACAGATACCGCCGCATCAAACCCGCGAAGCCGGTCAGCCCCAGATGTTGTCGTGACCGCAGTGGAGGCCGCGCCGTCAACAAACTGGACGCGCTTGGCGTCGCCCGTTGTCGTGACCGCAACGCTGGCGGAACCGGACATATGCTGGACGCGCTGCGCGTCTGTGGACTGCG